ATGTATTCTATATTAAAATAATTAGCAAAATACATATCAATTATAGTTATGACATCATCAGTTTTTATGTCATAAAATTCTTTAAACTTTGTTATTTCTTCAACTAATTCTTTTGCTTTCTTTTTTTCTTTGATTGATACTACTTTTCCATTATCATAAACAATATTAAGTTGTATTAATCCATAAAATTTAATATTAAAATCTTTGCTATAATCTTTTTCAAATGTTACTTTTATCATTATTTATCATCTCCTATTATTTCTTTATCCCAATTATCTATTTCTATATCAAAACCATATTTTTGTAATAATTCAGTAGAATGTTTGTAACGTTTACCATAAAAAGTATGAGTTGATAAGTATATATGTTTTTCAAAATATTCTTTTGTAGTCATTTCAGGACAATTACAAGTAAAATTATCTTCATCAGGTACATCACAAATTGGAACTATCCAACCACAACAATCACACACTATAATTTTGTATTTACCATTTGCTAGTACTTTTGATAATTCTTGCCAATTTTTAATTAGTTTCATTCTGATACTCCTATTGCTTTATCATTTTTATCATAAATTAATCTACCAAAGTTCTCAAATAACCATTTTGCACCTGAACTATCATTGTAAAATAAATTTCGCATACTTCTTGGTAGTTTTTTCCCATTATTAAATTCTCTGTTTCTATACACTTCTTCTGGGGTTTTATCACACTTGAATACTCGACAAATATCTGGTCTTACTTCATAGATTTTGCATTTTTTGTTTGCATTATCTCTAAATGGGCAAGTATTATCATAAGCTACTAGAATATTTCTTGGCGTAGCTTTAATTTTATTTTGTTTTACATACTTAGCTATTCTCTTTATTTCATTTTTAGATAGATGTAAAATATCTCCACAGCAATTTCCACATCCAGAACAATTTCCATTACAAGTATAATTTATAGTTTTTACTCTTTTATTCGTATCCGCCATTTTGTCACTCTTTCTTTTGACTCAGACAGAATTATTATTTTTTGTCTGAGTTATTTCTTTATATTTTTGTAAAGTCTCTTCTAAAATATGTTTTTTATATTGCAAATTTGGTATTCTGCAACTTCCTGTATCACTCAATAATTCAATTGTTTTTTCTATTTCTTTAATTTCATTTTCTAAATACTTTATAAACTCTTTTTGTTGAGTTAACAAGCCACAATAATTAAGCATAACTTGTTCTATATTCGCAAAACCACATTTACATACAAATTTGTTTATTTCTTCAAGTTGTTTCTTTAATACTCTATGTTCTTCTTCATCAAAACAATGGGTAGTGCCAGATAATTGCGATTTTAATTCTTGATTTTCAATACTTAATTTTATATTTTCAATTGCCATAATTTCATACTCTTCTTTAGAGCAATCATCAAATTCATCACATTTATTAGCATATTTACAATATGATTTTGCTTCTAATGCTTCTTTTAATTCTTGATTTTCTTTTTGAATTTCAACACCTTCATTATGAGTTTTAGTAAACTGATTAATCCATTGATTTCTATCTTCTTGTAAAAACTCTATTATATCTAATAAATCTATTGCGTTTAAATTTGCTAAAATTTTCCTATCTTTAAATGCTAATTCTTCTATACTCATTTATTTAATCTCCTCCATATCTAATATTCTTAATACATAATACATTTTGTTAGGCTCTGCTCCCCATTCTTCTTTGCCATAACCTTTTGAAATAATCACTTCACATTTTAAAGTAGGCTTATTTTTACCATAACCATTTCTAAATAATATAATATTTGTATGAGGTCTTTTATCTTCTATTGATTTCAAAAATCTGCTATCATAATAAGGTTTAATTTCTCTATATTCTTCTTTCTTTTCGCCTGACTTTATCATGTCAAACCATTTTTTCTTAATCGGTAATGTTAGCATTTATTCCACCTTAATTCTTCTATTTGTTTATTTATTGCTTTGTCTAAACGAGTATGTTTTGTATATTTAGTTTCATAATTCCAATAAATATTAACTCTATGTATTTCAACAGTTTTATTTTTAATATCAAAGGCAACAAACCTTAGCCAACCGCTTTCACTATCATAAGCATCATAACTAAAGCCATATGCTCTTTCTTCATAATAAAAACCTAAATTTTCAAACATTTCTTTAGCTGTCATTTACTCATCACTCTCTACTTTCTTCGCCAAATTACAATAATTATAAGGTTCATCATCTAAATTAATTAATTTGTATTGAATTAATTTGTATAATTCTATTACTGTATCAAACGGAAGACATCTTTGTATAAAATTATATAAATCTATAGCATTTGTTTTTTGATTAACAGTCATTGTTATTAAATCTTCATTCATCACTATCACTTCCTTCTATTTCTAGCATTTTATTTAAAATCATATTACACACAATTATTTCTGCTTGTGTAAATGTTTTTCCATATCTTTTACCATATGATTTTTCAAATTCCTTTAACTTAGTTTCTTTTATATATTCTTTTAACTTATTCCAATTATCTTTTAATTGTTTATTTTCTTGTTGTAATTGTCGTATTTGACTTATCTCATACCAAGTTTCTCTAAATAACTCTGTTTCCGTTTTATCTTTCATATTTGATTTTTTACTACATACTGATATTTGACAAACACCACTTTTATTATGTTCACAACTATATCCACAAATTTTACTCATTCTGACACCTCATATACTATCTCTAATATTCTTTGTTTTAATTCACTTTTTAAAAATTTGCTATTATACTTATAATAAATATCACCAGTATCACAATTATGGTTTATTATTAATGTTTCTATTTTAGATAGTTTATCTTTTAGTTGTTTATTCTCTAATTCCAACTTATCAATAACTTTTTTTGCTTTTTGCAGTTTTGTTCTAATTTATCTATTAACATTTGCTGACTAGCATACTTCATAGCATATACACTATCTTCATTTCTTGATGTTTTTATGTTGGATTGATAATATAATATATTTTCTTTATCCATTATTCTTATTTCTCCTTTTTCATTTCTTTAAGTGTTTCTCTCATAAATTGTTCTATTAATGAAGATACACTTCTGCCTATACTACTAGCATATTTTTGAAATTCAGCATACACTTTCTTATCAAATGTATGTGTTTTTCTTGTTTTGTTTTCTTTCATTTTATTCTCCTTTTCATATTTTCTATGCTCTACATTTTTAATACTGGCTTGCAACAGTCAATGGCTACATTGAGAAAAAGATTTTATTCTTCTTCTTTATTAGATTTATTAGACAAGAAAGTTACTTTTTCTGCAACAACTCTTAACTTTAATCTTTTATTCTCTTCTATTGTATGGTTATCATCAGTAGTTATTGAACTTTCTAATTTTCCTCTAACTCCTACTAAATTACCTTTTTTAAAATAATTTATTGTATTTCCAGCAATGCTGGTCCATAGCGTAACTGGTATAAAATCAGTTTCATAAATACCTTGTTCATTTTTATAACTTCGTGATACTGCTAATATAATAGTGCAAACCTTTCTTCCATTTTCAGTTTCATTTATTTGAAGGTCTGAAACTAAACGACCAACTAATGTTAATTGATTTAACATCTTTCATCTCTCCTTTTCAATTTATACTTTAATTATACTATATTATATTTACTTTGTCAATACTAAATTAACATTTTTTAAATTTATAGCAAAAAAAGAAAGATTTTACTCTTTCTCTTCATTTTCTTTGTTTTTCTTATCATCCTGCTTATCTTTGTTATTATCAGCATTATCTTCTTCATCATCAAGCAACTTATCAACACTAGGTGTTTCTTCTTCTATCTCTTCAATAGCCTTTTTGCTTTCTTCTAGTGTTTCATCGCTAAATATGAATTGCCTTAGTTCTTCTTTCTTAACAACGCCTTGACTTAAACCTTGTACATATTGGTTATATGTTTCTTGCGGTTCTTCAAGTAAAGATAAATCCCAATCGTAAGATAATTCAAAAGTACCGCTTGGAACAACATTATAAGCATTTGTTAGAACATCGCAGGCCTTAAAGAAATCATCAAAGCCTTGTTCTAGGTTATCTCTTAAATCATCTACTATTGTTAAAGTATCATACAATGCCCTTTTAATAGCAGTTGCAGTCGCATTCGCTGTTTCTATTTCAGTTAGTATTCCTGCACTTGTTCCAATTTCTTTTTCAAGTCTTGAATACAATTCCCTTAATCTTTCATAATAAGAACTTTGTCTTATTTCTGGGCTAAATACTTCCCAAAAGTCATCTTTATCACTATTGAACTTTTTGTAAAGTCCATCCTCCGGCAATTCCCAATGTCCATTTTTGTCTTTTTTAAACATTGAGTAGTCAACGCCAATGAATGTTTCTTTTACTTTAAATTCTCTAACTATTTGCTTTAAGCACTCTTTTATTTCTGTTATTGTTTCGTCACAACCATAAGTGATAGGCACTCCGTAGTCATCACTTGGTTTTCTATTATTTATAGGGCTTATTACAAAAGCAAACGGAACTCTGTCAACATTGCTAATGCTTAATATCGTTTGAACTCCAGCCCAAAATTCAGGTGTATCTTTTAACTCATTTCCATTTTCATCAGTAAACTTTTGTTGAATAATCAAGTTGTTATTTCTTATTTGATAATTAGTCCACCTGTAATAAATTTTTTGGCTAACTAAATCACTTACAACCTTGCTTTCTGCAAGAATAGTCGCCCCAGTGATTAAGTCACCAGTCTTTTCATCAATTAAAACCCTATTTTGTGGAACAATATTGTAATATATTTTTCCTTTTTTAACATAAGGAACTATTGCAATACCTCCAACTCCTAAAATTGTTGACGAAATCTTTTTTAATTTCCTTTTCATACTTTGTGCAATTTCATTGAAATACTTTGCTCTTTCACTCGTTCCAGTAACATCAATATTGCTATCGTTTGCCACATAATTAGATATTTTGTTAGCAAATATTGAAGTAAAGTTAATTTGGTCTATTCGCTCGTATTCCCTTTGATAATCATTGTTTTGACTAACCACATCTGGTGTAGTCTGTGTTTTAATTTTAAAGATATGTTCCATAATCCACAAAAATATATTTTGTAGCATACTATCACTCTCCTTTTTTCATATCTATAATATTTTTTAATTTGTTTTTATTTTAATTTTTTGCTTAAATATAAGAATGGTGTATCACATATTGCTATTATAATTTCTAATATTGTTGTAGTTGTAGCAATAGAGAATATTGTTCCTAAATCATAAATACCTATGAATGCAAATATTGTAAATAAATAATTTTCTAAACAATTGCTTGTTATTGTCGCTATGTTATTTCTTAACCATAACTTGTTAGGTATCTTCTTCTTGATTTTCTCAAATAAAACTATATCTATCATATTACTTAAATAACACATTAATATGCTAGAAACACTTATTCTCAAATTTAAAGAAAATAAATTTTTCAAACTGTCATTTACTAAGTCAATTTCATTTGATTTAAATAATAAACTAAACTGTGTTGCTACTGTGAATAAGATAACTGATACAATACCAATATTCACTGCTTTTTTGCTTTCTTTAGTACCATATTTTTCACTTAATATGTCTGTCGCTAAAAATGTACTTGCAAACAATATGTTTCCTAATGTTGCTTGCAAACCTAATATATCAATATTTTTAGCAACTAATATATTTGCTGTAACTAATGTCACACTTATCCATGCATATAATCCTTCTTTTTTAAATATTTTTTCAATTAACACTTCTATTCCAAAACATAAAACTATTCCTATTATCCCTAATAAAATATTCATTTTATCATCTCCTTAATTTTTTTAAAGTAGGTTTTGGTTAACTACTTAATCTTTGCATATTTTTTTCCATTTTTGATAGTAATATTCTTGCATTTTTTTAGCTTCTAAATAATTTTGTATAAACACCATTTCTCTATTTGTTTTACTAAAATTTTTCGTTACCTTGCCTTTTCCATCTATTCTACCAAATACTGTTGATTGTACCCAACTACTACTATCCACATAATCAAACGGTACTTTATCCAATACTTTTTTTCTTGTCATTCCTAAGCAATGCACTTTGCAATTATACTTTTTGGCATACTTTAAAAACATTAAATATTGCTCATCTTTTATATCTTCATTTTTAAAACCTGTTATTGCAATTACTTTATTTTGATAATCATGGCACATCTTTTTAAATTCTTCTATCCCTCTATTTTTGTGCCATACTGGTATAATTTTGCTTGATACACTTTCAAGAATTTTTCTTAATTCTAATACTTTGTCATACCCAATAATATTATCTACATCCATTTCAAAGTAACCTATAACATTTGGCTTATCAAATTCTTTTATAAATTGCGCATATTTTTTTGTATAATCAACCCAATCTACTTTCTTTCCTTTTTGAAAACTATGAGCACCACTGTCTATCAATATACATTCAGAATTATCTCTTATCATTTCTGCTAATGTTGTTTTGTTTTTTATATAAAAATATGACATTAAATTATATTGCAATTTTATTCCTTTTTCAATCATTATTTGCGCCACAGGTTTACCGCCTTTGCCACTTGCTTGAGCGTTTTCTATTGCACTTAAAAATATCTTCATTTGAATGAAGTTTTAATTTTCATCTTCTACTCCATTCACTTTTTTAAAATGTATATCTCTATCAATATGATGACAATTAGGGCATTCTAGCATATTATGTTCAGGTTTATCGTATGTTTCTTCAGTTAAATCATCAACATTATCCCAGTCTATTTCATTTTCAATAAAATCAAACATGCTCATATCAATATCTAAAATGCTATCTAATTCTTCATCTAATTTGCTAAAATCCCATTGTGATTTTTCACTAATTTTATTATCTGCTAATCTAAATGCTTTTACTTGTTCTTCTGATAAATCATCAGCAATTATACAAGGCACCTCTTTATAACCTAATTCTAAACTTGCTTTTAGTCTAGTATGCCCTGCTACAATTACATTATTTTTATCAATTACAATAGGTACTTTAAATCCAAATTCTTTTATTGAATTTTTAACATATTCAACTGCTTCATCATTAATTCTAGGGTTGTTTTCATATGGTATTAAATCATTTACTTTCTTATATACTATTTCCATAATTATTCTCCTTTCTTTTTCCAAATCTTGTTAAGAGCATATCTTACACTATCTATTGTATGGTTGTTTTCATCTGGATAACCACTTATCCAATTACCATCTTTGTCTTGTTCATATTCATAATTGCTAAATTCTTGCATTGTTTTAGGGCATCTCACAGGGTCTATAACTATCTTTGCTAAACTAGATAACCACTTCATAGAATACTTGACACTTTCAGGTCCTTTTTCAGCACCTTTTATTAATGCACCATAACTTTTAAAATCGCCTATTGACTTTGGCTCAGCGCTATCTGCAATTATCATGTCATCAGTAGTAACGCCTTTGTTCTCAACTAAATAATCCCAAACATCAGCATTACTCATTTTGTTTACTAAAAACTCATCAAAGATATATAATGCTCCTTGTGCTGGATTATAACACATTTTAGTCCAAGCCAAAGGGTCTGGGTACCATCCGAAGTCAAGCCCCATATAAATATAATCATATGTTTCTATCTCTTCGTTAGTTATTTCTCTTATTTCAAGGTTTTCAAATACATTTCCGCCAATTCCTGTTTCTATTCCTAAATATTCATTTTCATATGCTTTTTCATTTATTTCTTTTAAGAACTCAGCTTCATCAATAAATGCTTGCCCTAGCCACTTTTTAGGAACATCTCTATAATCACTTAAATTAACAAGCCTTGATGGCTTAGGTATTCTCTTTTCAATGTTGACAAAGTGTTGTTTGCTAGGTGGTGTATTGTATGAATAAAATTGTATATAATCATCGCCACCACGAATTAATGACTGATTTATTTTACGAACTTCTAACATACCAGCAAACTGGTCGAACTCTTCATACCAAGTTATACCTACATACATATCCTTTGGCGTTTTTAATGACTTAATTTTACCATAATCATCAGCACCTCTAAAGAATATCTTTTGCCCTGTGCTTAGTTTTGTTATTTCCATAGGGATTTTAGTTAATTTATAATCTTTCTTTATAGTTGGATATGTTTCAGCCAAAGTATCAATAGCCCACTCTAATTGTGCAAACACACTATCTTTTAAAGTGTCTTTTACTTTTCTTAATACAACACAACACATTTTAGGGTTGTTTTCTAATAACTCTATTACCTTTTCACTTATGAAAGATGACTTTGTGCTACCACGGCCGCCCTCTAAAAAATATTCTCTATATTCTCTATCGTCTATACTTCTGTTTATATCAACAAAACACTTTGCGATGTCTTTTGCTGGTATTTGAATTATCTGTTCTACTTTTTCAACTTCATCTTTAATCTTATCGGGGTTTTGTCCTGCTGTATCCCTGATAATTTCATAAGCTTTTGTGTCGCCTTTTATTGCCTTACCCATTAGTGCAAGTGTTATGTTCTCTTGATAGGTCTTGCCATTTTTTGCTTCGGCTTCTAATAAAAGTTCTAACTCTTTTCGCATTGTTTTCTTCTCTTTTTGTACTTTATTACTAGCAATTGCACCCTTTCTGGCTATTTCGTTGCGTTCTTGTTGTGTTCTATCTGCTAAAGACACTAGATTGTCTATGTTAGCCACATCACCACCTCGCTTTAAATTTCTACAAAATTATATCACAAATATAATAAATTTGCAAAATTCTTGTAACCGTTGAGATAATCCCATATTAGATTTTTGCGTGGCAAATTCATGTGTGTGTTTGCATATACATAAAGTTTATACAATTGTTTTTCATATTTTGTCGATGTGTCAAATATGCTTTTTATGTATTCTGCGTTGCCTACAAAATCTTTGAAAGTATAAAAACACATGTCGGTTTTTATAAAATCGTAGTATTCGCACAAATGCATTATTTCATCTTCCAAATTTTCCATTTCTTACTAGCCTCCTCGTATATTGTTCTTTTATTATAGGCACGCCTTTGTTTGTTCGGTCAGAACAATGCTCACGTTCAAAATATGTGAGTAAGTCATCAATTGCTAACAAATTTTGCGTGTCCAAATAACCTTTTAAATTCTCATCTATCATTTCAGAAGTAATTAAATAAAATATCTCAGGGTCTGCCCGTTCGATGTTGTGCAAATAATCATGTGATGTTTTTTGAACTAATATAGCCCCGTTCCAATAATACAAGCCTTGACCTAAGCCTTGCTCTTTGCACTCTCTTTTTGGTATAATTAAATGATGATAAGATAGTTCGTTTTTTCTTTTTACTGCATATCCCATAAAATCATATCCCAATTTTATTATTCTAAAATCATGTATCATTTCATTTGTCAAACATTTCATATATTGCCTCCCAAATTTCATCTTTGTGTGCTGATAAAATAACTAAAAAGGAGCATATTAACCCACCGATTAATAACGCTCCTATTGATAATAAAATATTTAAAAATGTTTCAAGCCAACCCATAGCTACCACCTAGTTAGATTATATCATTTTTGAGATAAAATTTCAAGTATCTTTTGCCCTGTTTCGGTTTTAGAACAGAATTTAAAAGATACATCATAATCTTCTTTGTTATCTTCAATGGTGTGTAATGCTTTTCTAAGTTGCTCAGGGCTTATTGGGGGTTTTCGCGGTTTTAAGCCTTTGTCTTTTGCCTCACGGTATAAATGCCACTCGTTAAATTCCCCAAAAAGTCCTAATTGCTTTTTTAATTGAAATTTGTAAAACTCAAGCCTTTGATTTTTCCATTTCAAAGGTATTTCATCAATAGAATTAATATCAGAAGAATTTTCTATAAGAACAATAAGTTTTATTCCTAACTTTTTACTTAATAATAATTCGTTCCTAAACCTTTTTTCTGTAATGTTTTTCATAATTTCCTGAAGCCCAAATTTTGTGTCTATTGAAATATGGCTAACATTAGGCGACATATAATCGCCTACTATTAATTTGTTTCTGATGATTTCAATGTCATTTTCTTTGCAATATTTATGGACATTTTTATGCTTGTTTATTTGATTTCTTGTATCTTCTAATAAAATCATTTAATCAACTCCTTTTATTTTAAATTATTATTGTTATTCCTACTAAGATTAAATCAAATTGAATTGTAAAACCTAAATCAGTCTTACCTACTAATATTCCAATTGAATAATCTTTAAAATAACAGAAATTATATATTAATAAATGTTTGTTAAAACGTTTTGCTGCCCATTTCATTTAATCTACTCCCTTAAAATAATCTTCTCTTATAGTTTTTACATCTACTTCTTCAATATACCATTCTCTATCATTCATTTTAAATTTCATTTAATCAACCTCATTTTCATAAATATTTTCAGTTTTAACAAACCCTCCCAACTCATCCCTATTAAGTAAAGTTGTTCTTTTATTTTTTATATGTTTTTTAATCCCTTTTCTTAAATGATTAGACATTCTTATTTTTTCTTTTTGATAGTCAGATATTGTTTTACCTTTATTATGTTTGCTTTGATGTAATGAGGCATTAATAAACATTAAATTATCTTTTGAGGCATTTAATTTATTTTCATCTATATGATGAACATATGTATTTTTATCTAGTTTTCTTATACCATTCCAATACATCATTAATAATCTATGAATATGTATTTTTTCTTTAAAAATCGTAACTGCTGGATAATTACCAAACATATAAATATGTTTTAATCTTGATGTTGGTTTATCTTGATACCATAACATTGCTTTTTCTAGTTCTTCGTAATCAACAATACAGTTACAATCATTTATAAATTCAATTTTCTTTTGAAATTTAACAATCATTTTTATCCCACACATTTTCTATTACTTCTGGATTTTGATTTTGAAATGGTACACAAACACCATTATATAAATATCCAAAATTTCCATCTTTAAATATAACTTCTACTTTTCTTCTTTTTTCTCCAATTAAAATCAAATCACCTTCATAAATCTCTACACCATTTTTATCCTTTAAACCTGTGTATTGTCCTAGTGTTTCAGGAATAATCATATCATCAGTTTGATAATCGTTTCTTATAAACCAATTAAATTGTTGGTCAAATAGACTTTTAACTTTATAACAATATCCATATATCCATTTTCCATTATAAGTTTTTCCTCTAAATTTTATTTCTCTATTCATTATTCCACCAACTTTACAACCATTTTTTTCTTTATATTCATAATAATATTTCATACTACTTCTCCTTTAAATTTTTAATTACAACAAATTTTTCATTTCCTTCGTACATCAATGTTTCATTTAAAATATAGCCATTATCTAATACCCATTCGCAAGGTTCAGGATAACACAAATATTCTTCAACAATAATTCCTTTATTTCCTAAATTAGTTTCAATATATTTTCCTAAATAAGAAAATTTAAACTTTGCATTATCAATACCACTATTATTATTTATTTGTTGTTTCATTTGTTCCCCTTTAAATTGTCAATTTCATCTATTAGTTCATTAATTGTGTCTTTCATAGCTCTATTCTTTTCTTTTTGAGTATTTAAAGTTCGAAAATCTATTTTTTCTATCTTCTTTGGCTCTTCAAGGATTTCTTTACTTTCAAAGTCAATTATTTGGCCAATAGCATTTTTACATTCTTCTATTATTTCTTCAGTAGTCCATTTTTTGCCGTAAACCCTAATACTTTCAGGCATATTTTCTTCATAACCACAATAATCACCACCATGTACATCTATATCGCAACCAATTTTATAAATTTCATCATAACTCTTTCTATATAATTTGTTTTCTTTAGGTATTTCAATGTATGCTGTTGGATGTGTTCCTAAATTTAAAACATAATAGTTATAATTTTTATATTTATCTTTACATAAAAGTTCTGTTCTTCCTTCTTTCCCATATTCCATTACTTTAAATTTCATTCTTAACATCTCCTCTTGCTTTTTGTATTATTTCTAATAAGCTATCTATTTCATTTTCTAATAAAATAATATCAATTCCATCAGGCATATTAATCAATTTATAATGTTTAACTTTATGCTCTTCTATATATTCTTCAATTTCACTTAATGCTTGTTCTAATTTTTTATTTTTTTGTTGCAATATTTGAACATGATATTTTATATTTTCTTTTCCACATTCCGTTAAATTTCCTACATATTCAAACCTATTAATTAATTCGCTGAATGCTTCTTCACTCATCATAAACTTTTTCGTTTTATCAAATCCTTTCTTAAACACCATTTTTAGCTCTGTAGAGCAGTTTTTTATTATTTGCGAATAATTATACTATTTTGATATTTTTATTTGTCTATCGCCATTATTTTTGTGTTTTACGGCATATTATAAATTACTTCTGCTTGTAACAAATAATTTTTTGCTATGTTCTAGCTTTATTACCCTTTTTCTAAAAATATAATAACTATCAAATTCTTCTTTCCAATTTTTACCTGTTTCTAAATCGGTAATGTTTATGTAATACATTATTTGCCCTCACTTTCATAAAATCTTTGTTTTGGTTTATCGAACACAACAGGTATTCTAACATTTCTTTTACCACCACGGCATTTTGGAACTAGTAAGCCAATTTCTTTAACATCAACATTATTTTGTTTGTTTTCATCATGTATAAGAATAATTGTATCTGCCGTTTGCTCTATTTCACCACTATCTTTTAAATCTTGCATTGTTGGTGTGTCACTACCATTTCTATTTATTTGTGCAATTAAAAATATTGTGCAATCATAATCTTTGGTAATGTTGTTAAGTTCTCTTACTGCCTCACCAATTCTTTCTCTATCATTTTGCCCTTGCTTTCCAACAATATAGCCTGTGTAGTCAATAAAAACTATTAAATGTTCTTCTCTTTGTTCTTTAATAATTTTGTTTTTAATTGATTGCACTGTCTTACTTCCGTTTATAACTTCATATTTAAAATTATAAACTCTATTTGCTGCTTCCATTATTTTTTCATCTTGAAATTCTGATTGTGGCTTATTAATATCAGAAATTGGAATATTGCTTTCAATTCCAAGCATTCTTTCGTAAACTTCTTCTTCTGTCATTTCCATATTGAAATAAATACTTTTATATTTTTTTGCCAAGTCACAAAACAAATTTAATGCAAGTGCTGACTTTCCTTCACTTGGTCTAGCCCCAATAACGTTTATTGTTCTTTTTTTAATTCTTAGTCTTTCATTCAAAAATCTAAATCTATCAAATTGTATTATCTTTTCACGATTTCTAATCATATAAATCATTTCTTCTGGGGTTTTTTTATTATTTTGTTTTATAACCATAACTTCGTTTGAAATTTTATTTATGTTTTCAACCAATTCATCAATTTCAATTTGGTTTTTCGCATATTTATTAATTTCTGCTTTGATTAAATCATCTTTATGTTGGTCGATTAATTTTTGTTGGTATTCATAAAAATTTGTTGGAGATATTATTAAGTCTATTGTTTCTGTATAATAGTTCATAAATCTATCTCTGGCTTTAAAATCTTTGATGTAGTTCAATAAAATTGTAATATCCAATTTTTTTTCATTTTCCCAAACTTTTTTTAATAGTAGTATAACTTGCTTATTATAACTATTTTTAAAACAACTCATATCAATAAATAATTCGTTTATAAGTTCTGGTTTATAAAAAATACAACCGATTATATTTAATTCCAAATCATATTGTCTCATAAATTACTCCTTCTTTTTTTTCTTCTTTTTTTAATTCATAAAAATCTTTCCATTTGCCATTTATGGCTTGACTAATTATTTCAATTTTATCTTCATCAGTTTTGCCATATTCATTTAATTTTTTTGTTAATCTATTTACTATGCTTTCAGATATATTATATTTATTTTCTTCTCTTAATTTAATATATTCTTTAAATAATTTATATATTAATTCTTTATTATTATTATTATTAATATTAATATTATTTAAATCAGATACAGATACAGATGTATCCATAGGGTATAGATACCCTATTGATACCCTATATTTTTCTACCAATTTTAACATATTTTCTTTAAAAATATCACTTTTTATATATTGAATTAATTTTTCAACATTTTTTAGTAATTTATCACTTCTTGTCCAATTATATTTGTACCACTTTTTAATAAAAACTTCATTTGTTTCAAAATCAAATTCAATAACTTTGTGTTTTGACACCATTCTATCAATTAATTTTTCAATTGTATCTTTGTTATAACCAGTTTCATTAGTCATTTGCTTAAAAGATATTTGATAACAACCTAATAAATTAGTATGTGGATTAGTCAATAAATATAAATAAAAATATTTATCTTCAGGAGTAAAATCATCAACAATTTTTATATCTTCCCAAAAAGATAATGATACATTTCTATAAATCGCCATATTTTATTTCTCCTTTCTTATAAAATATTCTTCAATTTCAGCCTCTGGATGTATCGCTTTGACTATACAATAAGCAGTTCTTTTAGAACAACCTTGCTTTTTGTTTACTATTCGGCACATTGTCTGTTCAGTAATGCCAACAATTCTCGCTATTGCTATTTGTTTTATTGTTGTAAATTTTTCTGTAATTGCTATGTACACTTTTTACCTCCTTTCATTGTAATTTAATTTTAACATAATCATTAATATTTTGTCAATATAAATATATAAAAAAAGAAGAATTTTACATCTTCTTTATTTTGTAAAATTAGAATGGCAATTCAAGTGCATCAATCACTATTTCATCGTTTTTTTCTTGACTTGTATTTGCGTTATTTTTTACATATTCATCATATTCAACATAACTTCCATCCAATAATTTTACTTTAGGAATTTTAATATTATCTACTTTATCTAAACTTCTAAAATCTCTTAATTTATTATTAGTTCTTAATTTGCCTTCAGCATCTTCATATTCTTCCATACCAAATACTCCACCGATTTTTTTATTTGTAAGTTGCGCCCAGTCTTTTGACCAATCAAACTCACAATTATTTGAATTTTCATATGCGGTTATAAACCCTTTAAGCATTCTAACTTGATTTTCTTCTTCTCCTAAAGAAATATATTTTATAGCTGAATTGCTCCATCTTCTGTCAGGTCTTGTATCATTTCTATATTGTTCTGCAAAATATTCTGGTTGTTTATCATCTGAAGCTGTATCTACGTAAACTTTTAAACTTAATTTTCCACTTTGCTCACTTGTATATTCTTCCGCCTTTTTTATCACTAATTTGTGGCCACCTAGTTCAATAGGTGTAAAATCAAACTCCATTACTTCTACTTTATCATAATTACTTGGTTTTTTTATCATATTATTTTTCTCCTTCTATTATTTTCATTAAATCTTCTACATTTTTTATTAATTCTTTTTTAGTTATTGTTTCATCATTATCTTTTATACTTTTAACTAAATACGCAATTGCGACTATATGTTCATATGCGCAAGAATTTATTGCCATTAATTTTACGGGTGTTTCATCTTTTCTTACATCAAATTTTGTTTTTAATCTTATCATTATTTATTTTCTTCACCTTTCTTTTTTTCTTTTTTTATTTCATAATATTCACAAATAGTATCATCTACTAATTTTAAATCATTATCAATCAATTCATCTTCAAACATTCCCATAGGTGATTTTACAATATCATTGCCTGCCGTTTTAGTTCTAAATTGGAACTTGCCATTTTCATTAATAGCTCTTAAGACTATTGTGTAAAGTCCTTCAACGCAACATTGATTTGATAACATTTTGCCAACTGTCTTAACCCCAACATTTCCAAATTCATCAATTTCTTCATGGCTCATTAAATAAACTCTTTTATCTCCATCAAGATTTTTAATAAATTCAATTAATTTCCAATAATTTAAAGCAATATCTGTAAACTTGCCATAACCTGTTTCTTTTGCTTTTTTCATCATTTCAATAGTAAGCAAATAATTACTATCATCTATTACTATAATATTTTTTGGCGTTTCTTGAATAAATTTTTTGATTAATTCATAATCACAACTTTCAAGCCCTGCTTGTCCTCCTTTAAAAGGTAATCTTTTTGCAAGTGGATTTACTAAAGAATAATCATCTTTGCTTAAATTTCTCAAGCTAGCACTCTTACCACTCCCAGAATGCCCGATAATTAATATTGGAATACATTTTCCCATTTTTCTTTCCCTCCTATTTTCTAATATTAATTCTACTTCTTTCATTAAATATGTTGTTTCAATAAGTTCATATTTTTTAATATTTTCACTCATATAGACAATCATTGTTTTATAAATTTTTATATTCGTATATTTTTCAATTAAATATTTATAAATACTTAATTGTAAATAATAGTGATGAAGTGCATCATCTTTTAAATTTTGCAATGGAATAAGCATTTTTTTAGTATATCTTCGATTTTTTTCATCATCATTGTAACCTTTAAGAATACTATTTGTTTTGTAGTCTATTAACCAAACATTACCTTCTTTATCAAGGAATAAATGGTCTACTGCCGAACAAATATCATATTCTTCGCTGCCAACAAGTTGTTCATCTTGAATATGAATGAATTTATCTTTAAAATCTTTCCAAAAATTCATTGCTTGACTTTGAATTTTATTTACTGCAGTTAAATATTCAATACTGCCATCAAATAATAATTCATTATATTCTTCGCCACTCCAGATACTTTGTGCATATTCGTGGCAAGTACTACCTTTCACACAAGCAAATTTGTTTTTATATTCCCATTCTTCAAGAACTTCACTAACACTTTTATTATCTCTTATTGCCACTTTTTCAGCAATTGCTTGTTGGTCAAATGGATTACTATATTCTTCAATTAATCTCGTAACACTAATTCCAACTCTTTTACTATTACATTCATAATGATGGTCATCTTCAAAAAATTTAAACTTATCAAATACTCTTAATTCTTGCTTAACTTCTTCTAAAGTCATTTTACTTTTTCCTTTCAATTAAAAGCATTCTAATGTAAGCGTTTAATGAAAGCCCTTTGGCTTTTGCTTCTTCTTCAAGTTGTTTTTTTAAGCTTTCATCAATTTTAACATGTATCAATATCATTTTACCTCCTTTTCTTATATATAATTATACTACTTTTTATGTATTATTTCAATATTATTTTAATACTTTTTATTATAATTTTTTTTCTTTTTGTTTATAACATATTTCATATGTGCTTTTGGGTCTAAAATCTTTCCACAACATTTGCAAGCCCCTATTCTTTCTAAAAAAACTTTTTTATTTCTGTACCCACATTCTGGGCATTGAACAAATTGTGCTAAAAATTCTTCTCTATCAATTTTCTTTTCTTTTTTTGTTGGCACATAGTCTTTAAAATCCCATTTGTCCATAATATTTCAAACCTTTTCTAAAATCTATCATCATCAGCATCGCCAGTGTAGTCACTCATTGGTCTATGAATATAATTGTCTTCTAAGTCTCTTTCTAAGTCTTCATATTTTTCTTGTAAAACTTCATATTCACAAGTTAAATCTTCAATCATAGAAACAATATCATCATAAGTAACTAGCTCTGCTTTTGATTTATAATCAAATCCTGTAATTTTTTTTACTTTTTCAATAAGTTTTTCATTAATTTCTAAATACATTTTAATCCTCTCCTTTTATTATTTCTTTTAAATCTTTTATTTTAGCTCTAAGTTTTTTATTTTCTTTTTTTAACCTATCATTTTCGGTTGTTTCGCCTAATTTTTTCATAAATTCTTTGTATAATTCATCTTTAATTGAATTTTCTAAAGTTTCAACTTGATTTTCCAAAGTGTTTACTTTTTTATTTAATTTAACAACATCAAATATTTTCATACTACCTCCAAATTCTTGCATAAATAACCATTTGCCCAACAATTAACCAAAACCAACCAATTATACTAACTAGTACATAAAAGTTGCTAGAACGGGCTAAAAAACCCCAATAATCAAGTTTCATGTAAATGATTAAACTTAATGTTAGTAACAACATTGTCAAAACAACCTTAACCCATTTTCTTAATTTCATTTTAATCACCTCCTTTTAATCTATTAAATCTAACTCAAGTAACAGCAAAATTTTTGTTTTTTCATAAAGTTGTTCAATAATACCTTTACTTGAATTTTCACACGTTTCTAATGCCATATTTAATCTAATACATGCAATTAATAAATCTAATAAATAATTATCTAAAGTAATATTTTCCACTATATAATATAATCCATCTAAATTATTTAAATCAAATAATTCCCTAAATTCTTCTTTACTAAAATTTTTACTAAAGTATTTCATATTTTTTCTCCTTTTCTTATCTAAGCCATCTAACAACATTTTCAGATTTTTGTTGTTCTTGTGCTATATTTTTATAATATTCAAAACTTAATTCGCAATCATATTCTGGAAAATTTTCATGTTCTCCCCACTCTTTAGCTTGAAAATAATTTTTATCAAGTAATACTTCATTACCATAAAAATTTCTATTTACTTGCCATTCTTTTAAAAATACTACATGTGTTCTATCTAGAATAAAAGCATATCCAAATCTCGTTGGTAATAAATGAACATCGTCAACTTTAATAACTATTTTATTTTCTTCTTCATTTATTCTATTCATTGTGTAATATTTATTGCTTGCTTTTCTATATTCAAGTCCTTTAAATCTAAAATCGTTAAAATCTTTTTTCATATTAATTTCCTTTCATTATTTCTTTTATTATTTTCATTTTTTCTTTTAATTCTTTTTGCTTAATTTGTTCTTCATAGATAGTATAGCATTTCGCATTTATTGATTTGTTTAATTCTGCTAATTCATTTAATATTTGCATTGCTTCTTCACTTTCTATTATTCTTTTTAATTCTTTCATTTTTTTCCTTCTTTCTGTTTGTATGTATATATATTAACACATTTTTAATATAATGTCAATACTTTTTTTATATTTTTTTTATATTTTTATTATATTTTTGTTATATATTATTATTTTAAGGCAAAAAAAAACAAATTTATTAAAATTTGTCTAAAAACCAGATAATAAAATGAAAAAAACATTTGTATTTTGAAAGGGGTAAATTGGTTTTTAATTTGCTAGGGTGACACTAGCTATAAATAATATATCATTTTTTAATATCATTGTCAAATTTGGACAGGGTAGTGAGATTTAATTAATCTAACGTATCAGTCAACCATTCCCATTGCTGTTTATTTTTAATATGGGAAATATTTGTTCTACTTACTTTATATAATTTGGATAATTTTTTTTGGCTTAAAGAACTTAAATATATCTCTTCAACTTCCTTGTTAGTTAATTTGTGAAAATTGTTTTTTTCTCCACGAGCAGATAAATTTGGTTTTCCTAATTGACTTCTTCCACATTTTACCATATCTTCATAATTTTCTTTATGAGTGCCTATTTTTAAATGTTCTATATTACAACACCAAGAATTATTGCATAAGTGCCTTATTACCATTCCTTTAGGAATATTACCAAATTTTTGCATATAAAGAACTCTAAAAAGTCTTTCATGTTTTCCATTGTAACTTATTCTTACATATCCATCTTTATCAGTACAATGTGATATACATTTTACACAACCATTTTCTAATTTTTCCAATATAACCTCTTTACTTGTGTTTGAATCAGAAAATTTCCCTAAATTTATCATAATATCATCTCCCTAATAAATGATTTGGAGATAGATTAGGGCTATCTCCATTTATAATTATAGCATAAATACTATTAAAATTCAATAATGGAGTACCGTACAGGATTTGAACCTGTGTATCAATGTTTTGCAGACATTGTCGTTAAACCACTTCGTCAACGGTACATTTAAAGAAGAAATTAATCTTCTTTTGGTATGTGTTTATAATATTCATATAATTTATCTTTTACACTATCTTCATCATTAAGCCACATATAAGCCATTTTTAAAGCCAATTCTTCATTATCTTTTACTAAATCATAATAATCATTATACATCATATTAGCGACAACATAAAAATCAATATCATTAAAATTGTAGCCCATTTCTTTCATAGCATTTGTGGTTTCTTCGACAGTCCAGTGTTCTCCTTTTGGTTTCATATTTTCTACCCAATTATAAGCCATTTCTTCCGTTAAAACTTTACCGTTTGCCATTTCATATAACTCATCTTTATATTTTTTATAAAGTTTAGGCTTTTGTTCTTTTAAATCACAAACAAGGTCATCAAGCATATCGGACAACTCTTCTATATTATCTTGTTTCCCACTTATAATTATTTTATTAATATAATCTCTAATTTTCATTTTATCTCCTTTCTAATAAATTAATAATTTTATTATTTTGGCCAATGATGGTTTCTAAATATTTATCATTTTGTTCATCAAGTTTGCCTCTATTTATTTGCACTTCTCTAGCCACATCATCATTTGACAATTGTTGTTCGTTAAGCATTAAATTATAAATACTAATTGCAAAGCCGATTACAGACATCATATCTAAGAACTCATCACTAAATAAACCGCTTTGTTGATTATTCATTATGCAATTTTAACAACTGTTATTCTGCTAAAAGTATAGTCTGCTTGTTGTCCTGTGTTTGTTATGCTAATAGGAATAAATGGTTTACCATTTATACTATTTGTATTGTCTACTTCAACAATTGTTGTAAAACTCATGCTTTCTGCATTATTTTCGGCAGTTGCAGGTTTAAATGAAGCAAAACCATCTGTAATAGCAATGTTATTTCTATTTAATTGCATTGAAACGAACTCGTTATCAGCACTACCAGTAGCAGTTGCACTAACACTTATTAAATAAAGACCTGCTCTTTTTAAATTAATAGTAGTGTTATTTTCTCCCATTTCAATAGCATTGCCAGTAATTTTAGTAGTAGTACCAAAAGTTAATGTTCCATTTGCTGGGATAGTTGCACTAAAACCAGTCGCAGTTAGTGTTGATTTTCTATAACAATTCATACATCCATTCATTTTATATTCTCCTTTCTCATAAAATTATTTGTATTTTTGTGATATTTTCACAATTTTTGCTAAAATAATATCAAAAATAACAATTATTTTGTTTTTTTTAAAAAAACAAGAGGGAACTTGTCCCTCTTTATAATACACTGACAAGTGTTAAATTAAATTTTGTGAATAAGTTGTGCAACCCATTCCACATCCACAACTTGGATAACCATGCCAGCGTCCCATTGTATTTAAAATGGCACTTGTTTGGTCACGGTTGCTTATTTCTGCTTTTGCGTCTGATAATGCAGTTCTTAAACCTTCAATATAGTTATTTTGAATTAAATCTCTTGTTTTTTGATTTTCTTCAATGATTAACTGTTTAGTTGCACAGCAACATTCATTCATTTGAGAAGATAAAGTTTGAGTTTGAAGTGCATTATCATATCTATTTTGCATTATTTCTTTAGATAATCCACAGTCTCCTAGTTGTGCTTGGTATCTGTTATTTAGGATTTCAGTTCCTAAAGCATATTTAGTGTCTAATAAGTTAGTGTTTACATTGAATGTATCTCTAGCCATTAGTCTATTATCTAAGAACTCTTCACTAACTCCAGCAGCATTTCCACCGCCAAAACCGAAGCCATTACCAAAAATCCCCGCAATTATCAAAAGAGCGACTATCCAACTCCAATCAAAAGCCATGCTTCCATTTCCGTTCATAGTAAACCTCCTTTCTATAATCTATATCAACATTATTCAATGTTAATACCAATACTTTTTAATTGTTCTTCAACTTTTTTGCTATCCATATTTGCTTTTTTACAAGCCTTTTCAATAACTTCACGTTTGCTACCACTAGTTTTCATAATTTCCTCAACTACTGGCATAGCCTGTGCTATCTTAGGGTTAGTCTTTGCTAAATTTTGTATCATGGCATTAGGATTACCACTTGCCATTAGTTGTTTTATTAAATTAAGTGCATTCATTATTTACCTTTCCTTTCTTTTTCTTCCAATTTACTTAGTAATTCTTTATTTTGTTTTTCCAATTCTTCAATTTTTAATTGTTCTGGTGTTTTAGGTAGTTCAATTTTATAAGACTTAATATCACCATTTAATTCCTTAATTGATAGAACACCATTTTTAAGGTCTATAAAGGCTGTTTTTCTTTGTATAAGTATTTCATCAGGTTTCTCATTTTCATTCAAAATTCGCGCCTCAAAATCAATCTGAGAGCCATTTGTATTTATAATGTTCTGTATAGGTTGTGTTTGTGAGTTTTGATAATTCCTTTTTAGATTTTCAAGTTCTTTCATTTGATTATCAATTCTGTCAATTGGATTACTAAAAGCATTGTAGTTATTATAAGGATTAAACATAAACATCATTCCTTTCATTAATTAAATTATACAATAAAAAAGAAAGCCATTTTTATTGACTTTCTATGTGTATTTTATAAAATTTTCTTAATTTTTTTCTTTAATTTTTTAATCATTACATCAAGAGTTGGTTCAGAAACATTAAGTTCCATTGCCATTTTTGGCCTTGTACAGCCTTTTATTTTCATTTCAAGAAGTTTACAATATTCTTCATTAAGCATACATTCATCGCATATTTTTAGATATTCAGACTTTGATAATTCAAACATAGCTATTTCCTCTTTTTCTTTTGTTTAGATTTTCTATATTTTCTTGTTGTTGTAGTTTTTCGATATATTCTAATTCTTCCCATTAATTATTATGAATATGACTATTTTCAATATTATCAACGTCATCAATATCAATTAATTCTTCTGTAGTGGTAGTTTCAGTGCCAATATCGTTAAGAATATACACTAAATACCCAATTGTTGCAAACCACATTCCCAGAATAACTAAAATAACTATAAATTGCCTTTTATTTTGGATTTTATAATCCTTTAATAAAGACATTGCTAAACTTTCTTCTTGAATTTCTTTTACTTCTTTCTTCATTTCCAACATTTCCTCTTTCAAACCCATTATTATTCTCCTTTTTGATGATATTCTTTTATATGGTGTTCTAAAGCAGTATTTATTCTTTCATCTATTTCTTTATCATAATTGTCAAGTTTACTATCAATTTTATCAAGTTTATTTAAAATTTGCTTAATTTGTGTGTCAATCATTCCCCATTTGTAACTATCATTTTGCGTGTCTTTATTTGACTTGTCTTTTCTATTTAGTGCAAAACCACTAACAGAAATTACACAACTTATAATTGCAATTGCTAAAGTAATTTCCATTATTTTTTTTGTGCTTGTTTAGAGCCATCTTTGTTACACAACACTATATAAGTATTGAAATATCTTCCCCAAACTCGCCCTTCTGATTTTATTATTTCTTGTATAGGAATTTCAACTCCTACTTTAAAATTTGCAATTGCATTTTTGTTTTTTGATGTTAATAATGTTTGCGTGTATTTGTCTAAATTTCCGACACGGCAACGATTACTAGGTTCTAAAGTTGTCTTTCTTCTTAATGTTTTTGATACCAAAATTTTATAAGTGCCAGCAGTCCATTCTTCAACTACTTGACCCTTGTTAATTTTATTTGCTTGTTCAATGATATAATCCATTTTACTTAGTAAATATTCGCCTGGGCATGCTGTATTTGAATACATGCGATGCCAAGTGACATTTTTGCCTTTAATAAGTGTTCCTAAATTATTTCTTTTAGCAATGTCAGCCACTAATTTAATTAATGAGTTAAGTGCTTTGTCACTCACAGGCCAATTTCCACCAGTTGAACTATTAGAAGTTTCAATTGTTACAGAGCGACAATTTGCATTCCAATTTGAATTTGTCCACGCAACATCACTTTCATTTACAAATTGTGCTATTCTGCCATCGTTTCCAATTCCATAATGGCTTGAACCTTTTCTGCCAACCCTTTGAAATACCCTTCCTAAAGTTTCAATAGAAGTAACAAAGGCTGTGTGATGAATACAAATTTCTGTTATTTTTTTGCAATATTTTGAACGATTTTTTGTATAGTTTCCGCTATATGCAGGAATATTTTTGTCTACTAATTTTGAATTGCTCATATTTATTCAGCCCCTTTATTATCAGAAGTTTCTTCAATAAATTCTGAACTTTGTTTTAAATTTTTTAAATCAGCAACACCGCCAGCAGTCATTGTTGCCATAAGGCATAGGCATAGTGCTTGAAGTAGGTTGCTTTCAATCTTAGTAAAATAACAAATAAGTCCAGCAACAATACCAATTATAACATTTTGAAGTGGTATAAATCTATTTGGCACATTGTCAACAAACACTTTTGTGATAGCACCAAATATATAAGTTATTATTGTTAAAATAATCATATATGTTATTTCCATAATATCATCTCCTTTTTATAATTTTAACACATTTTTGTGTTTTTGTAAAATTTTTATTTTTAATCTATTGTTTTTGTATAATTCAAAATAATGTAAAAAGTCCAGTCATCACCCCAACCACCACTTGAATATATATTTAAAGTTGTATTCATTAACCATGAATAGGTTACTGAATCTCCAACAGTAACATTATAACCCACCATTGGTAATATACATACATACTTTGAATCTGAAACAATAAACTGGCTTTCTATCCAAATGTTGTCGCAATTATTAATGTTGCAGTCAATTGTCATGACCATTTTTTCTGCTAATCCTTTAAAAGTAATAACCTTTCTATAAATGGGTTTGTTGTTTATCCACTTTCCTACTGACTGTTCTTCAGTTGAATAAGTTACTAATTTATTAACATAATTACAACTATATACATTTGTATCGCTTCCCGTTTGTGTGTTAACTACACTAGCAACAACCCCAGCACTTTGAAAGGCTTTTATAATAAAATTACTAACTTCATATGGTTGTAAGATATTATGTGCTTGACCAGTAGCACTAATATTCATATTTGCTTGACCAGATTTGACACCACCTGTTCCAACAACAGATGAAGAAATAACAACATCTGTTCCTCCAGAAATATTACCGTAATTAACAGGAATTTTTTTCGGTAATTCATAAACACTTAATGTATGTGTTTTTTCTCCACCCGTTTTTCCAATTGGTTTAAAATCAGTATCACTGCCATCTAATCCAACAGGAACTCTCCCTTTTAAATTAGGAAGATTAAATGTTGTACTTCCATCGCCTTCGCCATATTTTGTGCCAATTACTGCAAATAAATCAGCATATGTAGTTCTACTTACAGCACTACCATCACAAATCAACCAATTAGCTGGTGCTGTTTCTTTTCCATAAGCGGTAATACTACCAATTGGCAACGTGTCACCTGTGGCACTACCACCACCTCCACCAACAATTTTAATTCTTTCTAATCCATAGTCAATATATATATTTCCATCGCCTGTTACAATAAAATTGCCATCAACGATTGGTTCTTCATCAACTTCAACATCTGTGTGTCTTCTTATAAAATTAACTTTCGCCATATTATCTATCCTCCCATTCAAATTGGCTTTCTTCATTCCAATTTATATAGCTAATCAAATTCCATATATTAATTATATCATCAAACGCTTTTTCTAACAAATCTATGTTTTTGTTCCACCTAACAAAGTCATCTTCTGAAATTGTTTTTTGGGATAAGCCATTTGTTTCTGCAGAATTATAATTACTTATATTTCCTTTTAAAATCCACGGCTTATAATCAAAACCAGTTGGTGCATAAAATGTTTCAGCTACATCATTTATTCCTTCTTCAATATTATCAATATATTGCATGTAAGGAAATTCGTTGTCAACCCAAGTTTTTTTTGTATATGCCAATAGTTTATATCTATTATCTTTTACTTTAATAGATTTAAAAGCATCTTCATCACTTTTTATTGATGTTACTTTCGAGTTGCCATTTGTATTAAAACCATTTCTATTTACAATAACATCACTAATAACGCCTAAAACACTTATTCTATTGTCCCCGTCTTCTAAATAAATATAATATCTTGTTGGCTTACTTAAAGTTTTTGAATAATAATACATTTTATATTTATCATCTGTTTCTATTATATTAGTATTTTTATCTTCATTTTCAAAATAAATAAAATTATCAAAATCAAAATACAATTTTTGATTTCCAAAATAATCCCCAACTTGTAAATTTCTTAGAGTTGTTTCGGTTGTATTAAATTTTTCTCTAAATTTTTTGTGCAACGCCTCAATTTTATCTTCAATTTGTTGTAACATTTCTTTTGTTAAATATATCATAATTCAACTCCTTCAAAATAACTAGATAATCCACCATCAAAAGTATTTGTTATTTTCGTTATAACGACTATCTTATCTCCAAACTTTGTTTCCAAAGTTACAACAGTTCTAGGGTCTATTAATGGGTTACCATTAAAATTTCCCGAAAATTTATACTCTTTGTCATATCTTAATATGTCTCGTGCAAAGTTTCTCAAATTTACATCACTAGTTTTTTGGAAACCTGTAAAGTCGTAAGTTATCTCTTGACCATTTTCATTTGCATTTTCATTAATATAAGAAATAGTATTTTTATTATAGGCTACCATTTCACCAGATGTTGTTAAATTTAATGTAAATTTTTCTCCAACTGAACCATTAAATTTTATATAGCACATTTTTGTATTGCTGTCAATCAATTCGGCAATACCACCATTGCTAGAAGTGTATGTAAACATAGGGGTCTGGCTAATATTTTCGCTTTGGAATTTATCATAATTAAACCAAACATATTCTTCGCTATTATTTAAAATATATTTTTTTTCATCTAATAATTTAATTTGTTCACTTGTATTTTTATATTGTTCAATAACAAAATTTATTTTTGAAATTTTTTGTCTTAATTCAACTTTAGGTTCTTCTAACATATCATTCAAAGTAATTTTCATATAACGTTCAATTGGTTGCTTAAATGCATCACCTTCCGAAAAAACATTATTTCTATTAACGAACAAAATATGTTCACTTCCCAGCATTCCACCTTCATTATCAAAAATACCAGTAGAACCGGCAATTATATTATTCATTAAATTGGTACTTTTAGTATACCAAAATTTAATTGCGGTTACTAATGAAAAATTAAATTTATAAAATGCTCTAAAAGCAGTATTAAGTTCTGAGGCACTTTTAAAACTATTACTTAGAATTTTACTTGTGCTTCCACTTTTCAATTCCAGTTTATTTAATATTGCAACCATTGATTTACCATTTAAAGTTACATTGCCATCTACATTCGCATTCCAATTATCCAAATAATAATACCCAAGACTTTTATATTCAGCTCCAGCATTTTCAACAAGCACTCCACAAAAAGGTTTTATAATGCAATTTTGTGTAAGATATTTAACTAGTCCTTGAGGATTTAATGGGTCAAAATCACGATTATAATTATTAAGATTAATTGTACAATCATTTATTGGAACAGACTGTTTTAAAATATCTATTTCTTCATTTGTAGTAAATGATATTAGTTCATCATTTTCATATATATTTGAAATACCAAAATCAATTTCAGATATTCTTATTCTTCTGTTTGGATATTCCATAGAAGAAATAGTCAGTTCCATTTTTTTAATAGTAATATCATTTTCGAAAAATTGATGAAAAACTTTTTGTCTATTATCTTTTACATTGAATATAGTTTCTTCATCATTTTCATTAATTATTTTCAATTCAAAATCATATGCTATATTATTAAAGAAATAAATAGTTATTCCTGAAGCTTTAACCGGTATTCTATTTTCTTCTGTTACAAGTGGATTATTAATGTCTAAAGTTATTTTGGTATCTGTTATATCTTTAAATAATTTGTTGCTAATATAACCTGCTTTATCCCCGATGACCTTTTTATTAGGAAGAAGAAAACTACCGTCTAGTTCCGTGTAATTTTCTTCTAAACTTGCATAGTTTTTATTTTTTCTATAACCATCATTTATTTCATAATAACCACTAAATTCAGCTTGCGTTGGAAAACTAGGGGCATAACTACTATTATCAGTATCATTATATATAATTTCAACATACCCTTTAATTTCTCTTTCCGTGTTAGTTATAGCTTTGTTAAATTCTTCATTATTTACAGCCATATTCCCTCCTAATATTCAATAAAATTCATTTGTACATCTGTTCTAACTGATAACAAATAAGTTTTTTTGTCAGCATACCTAGTTTTACCATCGAGTGGCCCAGCGTACATTTTTTTAGTAACTCTATTTCCATAATTATCAGTATACTTTAAATAAACATAATTTTGATTATATATTTTTTGCAAAAGCGCCATTTCGGTGGCATTTAATCTTGCCCATCCGACAACAACTTTTGCCAAGTTTCTTCTTATTATATCCCTATGAAAACCACCATTTGCGTCTCTATAAGATTTTTCAAGATGAGTATATGTTGGGCTAAAGTTATCTCTATTTGGTGTTGGTAATGCAAACCAGTTTTTATTATCATAACTTGCTTCTAAAAATGCCATAAAAATCAACTCCTTATAATTTGTGCATTATCATTTTGACGTTTTTGTTCGTTTCGATAATCTTGATATGTAGCTTGTGCAAACGATTTACCATTAACATTTAAAACGATAGGTCTATCAGCTAATTCTGCTATATTTCTATTTAATTCTAATAACAATTGTGTATTAGTACCATCGCCTAATTTTCCAGCCAATTGATTAGCAAAATCATCTATAAATTTGCTATTTTGTAATGGAAATATAACTTCTGCACCTTTTTCACCTGCAATATTACCGCCACCAATGTTTACACCTGGTCCTGGATTATAAACAACGCCTTGAAGTGGAACGGTCGGTATTATACCGCCATCAGCAAATCCACGACCACCTCCGCCACCACCGCCTTTACCAGCTCTAGATAAAAAATTACCAAATGCTTCAGGAACCCATCTCCATATTCTTTTCCAATAATTTAAAGTAAAAAGATTGCTGATATTATCACCAATACGTGTAAACGCATTGCTATAATCTTTTTCCATTTTTGAAGTATCGACTTCTGCTTTGTAATTAATAATTGCTTCTTTATCTGTTAATTTTATGTCATTGATATTTTTTATATTATCATACATTCCTTTAGTATATTTTTCGTTTTCACTAGATTTTTTTACCATTTCATTCAATTTATCATCAGAAATTCCTAATTCACTAGCAATTTTGTTTATTGTATCAGCGTAGTTTCCTGTTATTTCTTCTATATTCTCAGTTTCTATACCATTTTTTCTTAATATTTGCATTATTGCAATATTATAATTATATTGGTCAATAAAATTTTTGAGAACTTTTTCTTGCTCTTCTTTAGTTAATTTTTTTTCTTTATATTGTTTTTTTAAATTATTTAAAATTGCTTCATTGACTTCGATGCCAGCCTGTACATTATCTAAATAATTTTTATCTATTCCAAATATTGAACCTTCAATAGTTTCTATTTTTTCCAAAGTTTCTAGACCTAGCGCTCTTCTATAATTACTATCTTTTAACAATTTATTAATATTTTTCTCATCTTTATAAAGGTCTTCTCCAATTTTTTTGGCATTTTTTTGAGCTGAAATTGTAAAATCATTCAAAGTATCTAATTCACCCTTTATTAATTTTATTTCGGCTATAATGGCAGTTACACCTAATAAAGTTAAACTTATACTTATTGACCTTGGAATGCTTCCTAATCCTTTTGAACCTACTAACCATCCAATATTATCTATTATTTTTTTTATAGCTTTATATCCTAAAACAGCACCAAAAGCAATTCCTAAAAGTTTTAATGCATCTTCGTTTTCTTTTATTGCTCTAGCCAAATTTTGTAATTTTTTAACAATTCTATCATCAAGTTCAGGAATTTCAATTAAGCCACTTGGTTTACCTCCGCTAGCACTTTCTTGTAAGTTAGTAACTTCGTCAATACCAGCTGCTAATTGTTTTTGTGCGTCTGCTTGCTTTTTTAAAGACTTCGCATTTGCTCTAGCTATATAATCGACCCCAGTTAATGCTTTTATAAATACATTAAGATATCCCAAGGCTTTTAACAAAGCATTGCTTATTCCTTCTACTGCTGGTGCTAAAAAAGTACCTAAACCAACCCAAACACTTTGTAATTTTTGTGCCAATTCAGTATCTTGTGAAAGATAAGCCGAACTTGCTCTACTAACCAAAGCATAAGACGAGCGAATAGCAAATAATGACAAACCCAATCTTTTAATTTTGTTTATATTTCTATCAAAACTTTTATCTGTTTCGGCTGTTTGTTTTTTAAAATCTCCTCTAAGTTGCCCAATTTGATTTCTTAATTTTTCTGCCTCAGCTTCCATTTCTTCAATTTCTCTAGTAGAAAATAAAGTTTTATCTTCGCTAGCCATTTGTAAACTAGCTTCTACATCATTTAATTTGTTTTCTAAATTTTTTATTTGAGCGTCAAATTGTTTTGTATCTATTTGAGTTCCTATAACAATTTTTCCATCATAATTATTCATTGCTTTCACCTCCTATTATTTTATCCCAAAATTTATCAATTTCTTCTTGTTCTGATGTTTTCTTTTCTTTTACTTTTATAGCCAATCTTTTTTGTGCATTAATTAAGTCTTGTTTATCTTTTTCGTTGCTTATTTCATCTGGATTTGCACGCCTTATGTTCCTAACTCTATTTAAAACATCATCTTCTTTAAGCCCCTCAATTAAGTCATTAAATTCCCACCAACAAATATTTTCTTTATTTATGTCCATTTGATAGCAAGACCTAAAACTTGCCATGATACGGCCTTTATCTTGTTCATAGTCCATATCAATATCTTCTTCGCTAGTGTTTTCTTCATGACCACATCGTAAGTAATTAATACATTTTGGAATAGCTAAATTCATAAGTCCAAAAGGGAAGTCCTCACCAAGCAACAAAGTAATAATTGCTAGACTTCTTTCGGTATCGTTGATTTCATCATCATTGATAGCTCTAAAACATGCCAATGCCACTCTATAATCAGTATTTATCTTATAGTCTTTGCCATCGATTTCCATATATTCTGGGTACATTAAATTTTATTCTCCAATATAGGATTATATCTTTCTATAAGGTCCTTTTTTATTTGTTCAACATCAATAATAATTTTATCAAGATGCGGTTCTAATTGAGTAAAGAAATCATTAAACATTGTAATTCTGTTTGTATCGCCGAATATTTTTTGAGAAGCTCCTTCACCGAAAAGATTGTCTAAAACATTACGCATAGTTTGGCAAAATTCTTTGTCAATTTCATATTGTTTCAACATATTTTCTTTAGGTTCAAGATTTTCTTTTTTTAACTCTTCAACTTTTTGTTCATGAATGACTTTTTGTTTTTCTAACTCTTCGCTTGCATTAATTAATTTAATAGGCAATTCAATATCTAACAAATCAAATTCAATACATTCCCCTTTATCATTAACTTCGATTTTATAAACATTGTCCTTTTCAACTCTTAATTTTTCCATAATTTTCCTCCTTAAAATATAAAAATGAGAGGGTTTTACCCTCCCACCCTTAAAGGCTTTAATTTATTAACCAATTTTTTCAGTAAATGTTGGTGTTTCTCCAGTAAATGTTACGCTTCCTTGAGTAGGGTCTCCATTTAAACCAATTGTAAACGTAATTGTTGGAGTAACTCCACCGTCTCCACCATAACTTTCTACTGAAATTGTACAATCAAACACTTGTGCCTTAAATGTATTATCTGCATCAGCTTTAGCATACTTGTCAATTAATAATGCTTTAGTTTGTGCGTCACTACCAGTTGCCATATTATATCTTAAACCATTGATATAATCATAAATAGCATCACCAAAATAACATTTCATATTACCATCGATAGTAACATTATAACTATCTAAAGTAACTGTTGCATTATCATCGGTAATATAAGTTTCACTAGTTGAATTTGGATTATAACTATAAGTAGCTGTTGTTGATTTTTTACCATATAGTCCCCAGTTGTTAGTTTGTTCACCTGGTGTAGTGTCAAGATACAACATTATTTCTTTTCTTTTAACCAATGTAGGCATTTATTATTCCTCCTCTTTTTTAAATTTTGGTTTATTAATAAATCTTTCGATTTCATTAATTTCTTGTAAATTTAGAGGTTCAATAAAGCCTTTTTCATTCAAAATTTTTATCATTTCGAAATTTTCTTTTGTTGGTTCAATAATGTCATTTTTAAAGATATATTTACCTTTATAATTGCCATTTTTAACAACTTTTATTGTTTTCATCTTTATTCCTCCTCATATGTAATTTGTAATTGAATATCAAATACTGCTGTTTTCATACTTTCATCTGCATAATTGAATGTACCAGAATTTAAACATACAATACTTTCTATTCCATCAATTTCAGGCAAAACGTCCTCGTCATTATTAGATTTTATAATACTTTCAAATTCCTCGAAAAAACCTATGTTTTTTAAATTAATTAATCTATCACTAGAATATGGGTTACGCGCTCTAAATGAATATACATCACGACAAATTCTACTGCCAGTAATATCTTCTTCAACAGTACTAGCGGTTGGTATCTTATCAAGCGAGTAATTATTAACTTCAATTTCTAAAAAATCAGCATTTATCTTTTTATACTTGCTATTTAATTCTTCAAGTATAGTTTCTAAATATTTGCCAAGTTTAGCAATTCTTGTGTTTTCAACATCAGTAATCATTATTTGCCTCCTCTATTTACATAATCTTGTACTTCTTTGACAATATCTTGCATTTCAGCACTTACCATTCGTTTATCCCAATAAGGTCCTGTGCCTGGTGTTGTATAATTAACAACTGTTCTACCATTTACTTCACCTATATATTGAGCGTGAGCATATTTTTGTTCATAAGTTATGCTATTACTATCAATAGTAACATTTTCTCTTAATATTCCATTATCTTTAGGAACATATTTGTCCATATACCTATAACAAGTGTTTGTAAAAAATTTTTGTACTTTGCCATTCAGCTCTATACCTAAATTTGCCTTTATAACACTTGTAGGTTGCATTTTTACCGGCATTACTTACCACTCACATGAATATGCTTGTTATTGCCAAATACATTATTATTTAAGGAAGTAATATTGTAATATGGAATGTTTAAATCTTTTAAATCATTCTCACTAACAATGTCCTCATATTTGCCTTGAACTAAAATATCACCTATTCCAAAATTATTGTAGTCTAGGTCTGGGGTTAAGTCATAAGGTATTCTAATTTGAACATCGTTCGCATTATCATAACCTTTATTTAAACTTGCACCCTTGCCACCAAACCACCATATATTTTCATAGAAATATCTAACCCATTTATAATCGTGGTCTATTTCAACTTTATGATAGACTGTTAGGCTTGAATTAACTAACATCTGCACCTCTATATAACACAGGAACATTGTCTATAACAACATTAGCAAGATAACTATTTATAACATCTTCTAATTCACTATTTTTAGCCTCTGTAGTAGACTTTTGGGGTGTTCCGTATGAAATACTATAACCATCAGCGCTTTCACTTGAAATAGCCTTATTTTGTGTGTCGTATGAACTATAACTATTTAAAGTTGTAATCATATTATAAACACACAATTTAACTTCTTGATATTCTTGTCCTTTATCAATTAATCTTCCAAAGGTTCTTTCATCAATTTTCTTTCTAGCATTATATTCTAATAAATTAAAAGGCATTTCTTCAAGAGTTCCACCAAGAAGTTGATACTCTTGATAAGTTAGATATTGTCCTTTAAACTCCATTTAAAATGCCTCCTATCGTTATTCTTCCTCTTTTAAAGGTTTTCTTTTGTTTTCAGTTTCTATTTTAACTTCAACTTTTTTAGGTTCGTATTTAACATAACCCATTGACAAATACTTTTCTAGTTCTATTTCTTCAATTTCTAATTGAATATTATCTTTATTAACTAAAATCATATTGCCACCTCATTAAGCAACAGCAGTTGTATCTAAATCTACATAAACACTATCAACTTTGCCATCTTTTCCGTTAGGGAATACGAATGTATCATAGTGTGCTCTGTTTTGATATAAGTATCCATCGCCTTCAGTATGTTCTCCTGGTGCAAAGAAATAAATACTTTCAATTTTTGGTACAACTTTAGTTGTCATTGGAGTACAACCTAACATATTGATTTTAAATCCACCTTTTGCTGGTGCAAATCCGTCAGTAAAGTTAAATTGTGAATAGAAACGGTCATCATCAATTACTTCAACAACTGGAACATTGTCTACTTTTGTAATTCTTGTTTGAATTGCTTTTCCACCTTCAACAAATCCCATACTTTCAATTGGGTGTGTTAATTCAGTTGATAATGCTAATAAGTCCATTAATTCAGGTGCAATATAAACGATTAAACCTTTATTTCTGTATCTTCTTAATTTACCAATGAATTGAACTACCTTAGTATAGATATTTGCACTAGTATAATCTGCAATAGCAGTTGAACTACTCATGTTAGCAGTTGTTGCTTCAGTTGCAACTTTACTAAAGAAGTAAGCATCCTTTTCTGGTGTTGCTTGTGTTTTTTCAAATGTATTTGATACATTTTCAATTGTAGCAGTTCTGTTGCTTTCGTCAACGTCTCTTTTATCTAAGAAGAACTCTACATCTCTGTCTTGAGTAACTGTGTAAACTTTGTCAGTTTCAGTTATTTCTTGTCTGTTCCATCCTCCAGTTAAAGCATGGTTTTTATAACCTCCAGTTTTTAAAATTGTAAAATGGAAGTTTTTTGCGTCTAACCAATCAACATTAGTCGCAACAAATGGTGCTGCATAAGAATTTTCAATAAATGTTTCGATTAATTCTCTATTATATTTTGCAGCATGGTTAATTGTATTAGCCATAATTTAATCTCTCCTTTTCTTTCTAAAAATCAGTTTTGAACATAGGGTTGATTTTTATACCCTCGCTTGTTGACTTGCCTTCTGCAGGTTTACTTTCTTGAATATCAGGCATATCACTTAACTCGTTTTTATTTTTAAATATGTCTGTGCTATCTTTTGTGATAGTTTCAAAAATATCTTTAGCAGATTTGCCAACATTTGCTTTATCTTGTAAAGCAATTTTTACTTCATTAATGATTGCATTTTTTGTTCTTTCATTAACAAATTCAGCATCGCCAATTGCCTCTAAAACATTTTTATTAAGATTTTCCTCAAAGATTTTTTTATCTTCTTGTTTTTTTCTTTCTTTTTCTTTTGTTTCATAATCAGCAACTTTTGATTTTAGATTTTCTAGTTCATCAGCACTTGGAGATTTTTTTATATCTTCATTAAGTGATTTTATTACTTCATCTTTTTCGGCAATTTCTTTTTCTAATTCAGTTTTAATTTTATTAACTTCATTAGTAGTCATTTTGCTTGCCTCAGCAATAATACCTTTTATTTGGTCTTTTGTAAGCCCTTCTTCTCCAATTTCTAATTTTTCTAAATAATCTTTCATAATATCTCCTCCTAGATTTTTTTCGTTGGTCTACTCCAACTAGATTTAATATCTAGTTAAAAGTATACCACAACTTTTTATTCTTGTCAAAATTACAAAAAAATATTTAAAATTTATAAATTATATACATTTATTTTAATAATATATTTAATAATAATTAATATAAATAATAATAAATAATATATATATACAGATACAGATGTATACCTACGGTATAGATAGGGTATAGATAGGGTATCTGTTTTTATTTATTTTTTATTAAATAAGCCACAAAAAAACAACCATTTAAGGTTGCTTAATTTCAAATACATCAGGGGTATGTTAGCCAAACACACTTCACATACACTATCAACAACAATAACCTTTCTAATGTGTCAAATTATACTTAATTATTATGTTTTTAGCAAGTGGGTGGACTCGAACCACCATTCAATTTTAGGTTGACAGCCTATTATCTACTCATAAGGTCGCCCAGAGTAGCCCCAATAAAAATCTTACTATGATTACAATTGTATCTTTAATAGATACTGCACTAATGATATAGGTGTCAAAGTTCACCAATACTCTATAAGTTTTTTTCACTAGAGTTACTAGGACGGTTGAGTATAAAACCATAATTTAATATGTTAAAAACCTCTGTCTTGTTTTTTATATATCATCAGTACACTACCTGTTAAGATAGTGTTAGGTGCAACATTCCAATAATGTGGAGATAATAACCTCCAAAAACCCCTGAGTTCTATATGGAGTGTTTAGTGCTTTTTATAAGCACCATAGAATAGATATAACTATTGCAATAGTTTTTATCTTTCAATAACTTTAAGATACAACACAGGTTATATATCTATTCTATGCTACCTATAAAGGTAACACGTAAATAAATTGTAAAAAACTTTTCCCACCGCATTAATTATATCACATTAATTTGTTTTTTGCAATTCTTTTATAATTTGGAACACTAGCCCTAGTAGATAACTCGTTAGGTAGACCACTTATATTGCATAATTGCTTGTATTTTGTTGTTAATTGTGTAATTCTTGTTTGGCTTTGTAATACTAATTCATTATCTTCACTTGCTCGTGCTAGTATTTGTGTATCTTTTGCTTCACGAATAGCTGTTTCAATTCTTCTTTGTAATTGAGTGCCTTCATACATATTATAAGTCTTGCCATCAAATTCAAATGTTTTGTTTTTGTTATCAATTATTTCTTGTAATTGCTTATTACTATATTGTGGTTTAGATACACCTAAAACTATACTAAATATGTAATGATAGCAGTTATATTCACTTATACTTCTTCTATCATGCCCCTTAAATTCGGGTTCAAATACCATACCAGTATAATCAACTGCTTTTCTATCATTTTGGAAATTTTCAAATTCTTTATTACTAAATTGTCGACCTTGTACCAATTCATGGTCTGGTGCTGGCATTTCATGTACTGATACTTCTACACCATCACTATCAAATTCTTTGCCAAATAATTGTTGGCTTTCATTTGATACTTGCCTCATGCTATCAAGTATATTTTGCCTAATAGAAGTATCTAATCTTCTTGAATAACCACTCTCATATTCTATTTTACGAACTCCACTTGAAGATAATTGCTTTAAAGTGCTTCTCATACTTTGCTGATATGTTTCTTTTCCTTGACTAATAGCAATTACACATTTATCTATTACATACTTGTATGTTTCATCAATATCTAGTAGCAAAGGCTTACCATTATCTCCTAAAAGCCTAAAACCTGTGCTTTTAGCAATGTTTTTAAATTCTGTGCCACTTATACTATAAACACTAGAAACAAGCCTCTGAAGTGCTTTATTTTCACTATAAATAGGTGTTTCAAGTCCTCTTGCTTTATAATACACATCAGCAAAACCAATATTCTCTTTTGCAACCTTTTCTAGTATTGCTTTCAAGTCTTTAACAGACAAGCCACTGATTTTAGATAACTCATCTAATAAGCCCTTGATAGTTGTATTGTATTTTAGTTGCTGACCTAACTTGTAAGCCTGTGATGGGGTTAAATCCTTAAATTGCTTAATAACATTTCCTAATTCTTCTAATACTTTTGTGTTATAATCTTGAAATCTTTTATTAAATACACTTAACAACTTTTCTTGTAATTCTTCACTTATCATTTAATCACTCCTTAATCTCTAAAAACAATTCTCTAAATATTCTGCTAATGTTATATGATATTCTTTTACAATTTCATTTTCTATTATTTCATCAAAATATTTGCTAAATATATAAAATTCATGTTTATCAATTTCTTTTGCACTATATACATACTTGTGTATTGGTTTCTTTGAAGAAATTATTGCAACATTTCTATTATTATAGTCATCTGGTTTGCTTTGTATTAAATACCATTTCATTTTAATTACTCTCTCACCTTATAAGCCATTTGTTCCATTTGCTCGTGTGTTAATATCTCTCTTAAATTTTCTATTGGGAAAAATTCTATTTGAAAATCAGAATTAAATACACCAATTTCATTATCATTGTAATTAATAGCAATAAGTTCAAATATATTAGTATCTTCTTCATCTATATCATCTTCCATGAATAATTTTATTATATCTCTACATTCCAAAATATCAATTATGTTATAACTGGCTTTAACTATATCATCTTCTTCAATCATAATATAATTGCCTTTTTTTAATCTCAATTTTATATAAAAGGAATTATTTTCTATTTTTCCTATCGTTCCTAATTTAGTTCTAGCAAATTGTCCAACTTCTAATTTCATTATTTGCCTCCTAAAACAACGGTTTACCAATGTATTCTATATTAAAATAATTAGCAAAATACATATCAATTATAGTTATGACATCATCAGTTTTTATGTCATAAAATTCTTTAAACTTTGTTATTTCTTCAACTAATTCTTTTGCTTT